TTATTTGAGGTATATAAATTATGGTATCTTGCTTCAGAAGATAATGAAGCTATTAAAGAACAAATAGATATTAGAGAAGGTGAAATATTAAGTGCAAAAGTTATAAGTTATGCAGGGGATCAGGGAGTTAAAAATTTTAGTGCACTTGATACATTTTTCTCAACAACAGAAGACAAACAACTAACAGCTATTCTTTATTTAAGAAATAATGAGGTAACTGAAGAAGAGAGAAGTATAATTTTAAAAGAATATGAACTTACTGAAGAGCAAGTAAATAATATTAAAGAAAGTGAATATTCTAACGAAGATATAGTAAATTATCTAAATGGTAATAATTCAGCATTATCTCAAGCTTTAAAATCTCTTATAAATTCTATTTAATGAATGCTCCTAAAAATATAATAAAAAAAGGTTTATTTGCAAATAAAAATGAATTCATATTTGCAAAAACACGTAGACCATATGAAGGTCCTTATGTTTCTTTATTTGGAAAAGTATACTTCTCAGGAGCAATTCTTACTCCACTATCTAAAAGAATTATTAAATCTTCATCCCCTGAAAATTCCAAACCTGATGATAATACTATCCAAAATCTTAGTAATGAAATAAATAATAATCTTAATCAACTTGGGCAAATCCCTCCAAATATTTCTCAATTTATAAGAGGAATTAATCCTGATACCCCTGATCTATCTAATTATGATGAAAATACTAGATCATTAATATTAGATACTAAAGACCTTAATGATGCTTTATCTCTTTATTTAAG